TAGTAGAAGCTATATTGAAAGTATGTAAAGCGTGTGCTGAAGTGTTTGTTCCAGTTGTTATAGATAATCTTCTTGTACTTCCACTTCCACCCTCAAAATATTTACCCTCACTTGCTAAATCTACATCAATTTCTGCTGACGAAGTTATGCCATCTGTATCTGTAACTCCTGTAACACTAACTCCTGTATTTGTAGTTGATAGCTTTAAACCACCACTATAAAACAAGAAACTACCACCACCATCAGTAAATTGAGCCATTGCATTAGCATCTGTGTCTTGCAGATATATAGCTCCTCCATCAGTTCTAAAATATAAACTTCCTGTGCCTACTTCATCAATATAAGAGTGAGTACCATCGTGATAGATTTGTAAATCAGAACCACCTCCCCAAATTACTTTTTCATTATCTCCTAAATTGATTTTATCAACTAATAAATATCCTGTAATAGTTACTCCTGTACTTGTAGTTTCAAATTTCTTTGAGTTATCGTGGTATAAATCTACACCACCATTACCACCAAATTTAGCAGACATTTCGCCACCTTGTACTTTTATATCTACATCATCAGCACCCTGTAAAATAAGATCATCCCCATTACTTTTTATCCATAAATCTCCAGTTGCATTTTCAATAAAAGATTCAGAACCATCGTGATATATTTTTAAATCATCTCCTGTTCCAAACTGAGCATATACACTATCTAAATGCTGTGTATTTCTACTAAAAATTGTTTCTCCCTCTCCACCATCAACTCTAAAATATTCAGTAGTTCCACCACTACTATCATCAGCGTAAAATCTTATATCTCCATCAGTTGCTGAATTTGATATTTGCATATTACCTGTATTACTATATATTCCTGCTACTCCTGTTTCATACCAAATATTAAACTCTGGACTTGATACATTTCCAAAACTAGCTTTTACATCAGTTTCAAAATTAGCACCTTTCGCAAATCTTGTTTTTGTTATACCACCATCTAACCAAAAATAATTAGCAGAACCTCCTGAACCATCATCAGATTTGAAGTTCATATCTCCATCAAGATAAGAATTTTCAATAGTCATATCAGTTCCATTATGAACAATAAAACCATCATTTGAACTACCAAATTGTAGAGCTACATTATCCATAAATCTTGCAGCAACTGGAAATTCTGTGTAGTTAGATAAACCATCAACTTTGACATAAGTAGTTACACCACCTGAGCCATCATCTGTTTGAAAATAAATACTTTTGTCATCAGAGTTGTTTTGAATATATAAATGTCCTGTATAATTTTGTAAATAAGTGTCTGATGTATTATGATGTATTTTAAAATCTCCTCCATCTCCCCAAATACCATATTTTGTATCTGCTATTGTTACATTATCTGCAAAAGATGCTGTTCCCTCAACTTGTAATAATTCGCCACTATCAGATGAACCACCTAAAATTAAATTTCCACCTTTTATATAAGAAACTCCAACAGAATTAAGCACTACATTTGCAGTTCCACTAGAATTAGCCATATATAATGATATATGGTTATTACTACTTTCGTAAATTTTAGCGTAACCACTACCTGTACTTGCAATAAAGTTTCCAAAATAACTATCACTAGCACTTGAATTAACTGTTATACCTGAACTAAATGTAGCACTTGTAAATACTGAGCCACCTGTTGCTGTTAGTCCTCCTGTAACTGTTGCTCCATCTGAAGTTGTTTCAAATTTTTTGCTATCATTAAAGTACAATTCAGTTTTATTGCCACCATAAAAAGCAGCCATTGTTCTATCTGATGTATCTTTAATTACTATGTTATTGTTGCCTTTTAAAAGACCATTAACTTGTAAATTACCTGTTATTGTAACATTGTCTGGCAAACCTATTTGGAGTTGTTGGCTACCTCCTGATGTTTCTATTTCGTTTGCTGTTCCTACTATTGCAAATACTTGACTATCTAAATCAACACTTCCTGTTCCTGAATCTCCACTAAAATCTAAATCCTCTAAAGTTATTCTGGAGGCTACATAATCAACTACTGCTCCTGAAGTAGGAATAGAAGTATCATTATCATTTGAGGCAATTCCATCAGCCTCATCTACAAATTTAGTAATAGAGATATTCTCTCCTGTATCCTTTAATGTACCCCATTCTAAGATATTAGTTACTTTAAGATCTCCTGCATTGTTTAAATGAATACCTGATCCATTACCTGATCCATCTGTTAATTCTCTTAGAGATGAGTTTATTACTGCATTATCAACAGTTTTGATAAGGCCTACATAAGAGTTACTAATTTTTGTGTTAAATAAACTTGCCATTTTTTATCTTTTTATTTATTTTTTTTAAAAAAGTTCTTAACTTCTCTATATTATTCTTTTTAGGTTTATATCTCATAATACCCATCCATTAAAAGTAGATTCATTTGTAGGAGATATTTGATCATTTGTATTGCTGGTAAATTCAGGATAACTACTTTGATTAAAATCCATATAAGATTGAAATCTCCTTTGATACCATTCAGCATTTGTTCTCGCTTTCTCTACTAAATAATCTACTTCATTTTTTGATACTGTTTCAGCAGTATCAGATGAGTGTTTAAAAATCCCTCCATTCCTTATTTGGTATGCAATAAATGGAATTATATTTACTTGACTAAACCAGATTAGCATTGGAGCTATATAATCATTTAATAATGTTTTATATTTAGCATTATCATTAAGATCTATATCTCCTGAAGTAATTAAACTACCTATCTTGTTATATAACGAAGTACCTATTATGTTTTGTATGTCTATCTGCTGAGATAATTTTATAAATTGAATATACTTATCTACATCAATATTTCCATCCATTATGGAGTTTCTTAATACATCTTCAGGTTTTATAAATAATGCTACTGCCATCTTATTTCTTCTTTTTTGGTTTCCATCCAGGATAATGCCCTTCATTAGGCATCCTTACAGGAGGCTTAATTGCTAATTTAGATCCTGGAGTTTTTCTATCATATCTTTTAGGAATAGTTCTAGTTGCTTTATAATCTTCTAAATTATTTGATTCTTCAGTATTTGCTCTTAATCTATATAATTTTCTTTTCCAAATATGCCTACAATAAACCCCTCCCTTAAATTTAAATAAATCAAAGGCTTTACCTTTATGGCCTAATTGCTTATTAACTCCATCTTCTGAGGCTCTATCAATATCCTCAATAGTCCATACTATACCTTTTTTTGAGAGATTCATCATATTAACACAAAACTCTCTAGATTTATTACCATCTTTCATTTTTTTAGTAGATCCTACTGCATAACTATATCTAATTTTATAAACTCCATTAGGAGAATCTAAAACACTATAAACATTTCCATTATTTCTAGAATAAATTTCATCCTTTAATCCTAATAAATTTCTCACTTTTGAAAGAGTACTTTTTTTCTCTGTAATTAAATAATTAGCCCAATCTTCATTATCTACATCATCATCATTATCAATCTCATCTACAAAAACATAATCATCACTCATCTCCTCTCCTGATTCTGCTAAAATTCCTAATACTCTTTTTGCCTCTTCATCACTCATCTCTCTATCATCTTTACTTAGATCTTCTTGCTTAATTCCTGTTTCTTCTTCTATTGTTTCATCATCTTGTATTTCTTCATCTATTTCAGTAAATTCTAGAGGCTGTAAAGTAATAAAATAAAGGTTTAAGGTTATATTATTATAAGCTAATAACTTATCAAAGTGTTCTATTAATAATTCCTGGAAGGGCCTTATAATTGTATTATCAAAAAGTAAACTGGCTGTCCTAATCTCATCTGCATTGTTACCTAATCCTGTAGAATCTTTTATGCCTAAAAGCATAGGAGAAACTACTCTATGAGCTAACATAATCTTCTTTGTGCTTTCCTCACTAAGGAATTGATACTGCTGATGAGCATCTGATAATTGTACAGGAGTTATTTCTGCTTGGGCCTCTCTATTATCATTAAAGGCTAATATAAATTTCCCAGCATTACTAGATCCACTAAATTTCTGAGCAATTTTATGCTCTAATAATCTTCTCTCTTCTTCATTAGGAATACCATTATTGAAATTAATTAACATTGAAGGGCTTAGACCTTGTTGAATATTATTGATATGGTAATTTGAGATCTCTTCTTCTAGTAAACAATATTGAATACCACCTTGATAATCTACAGGAGTATAATAATAAAACCCTGCTGAGTAAGGTTGGATATACATAATCTCTATTGATTCTTTACTTTTACCAAAAGCTGGAATCCTTCTTGGCTGATCTGATGTTTTAATTTCTGCCCAATCTTTAAAATAATAATAAGCTGGAACTTCTCCATCATCATTTGCTTTTTCAGCTCTTAATGTTTCTATAGGTAAATGTTCTAATTGAGCAATACTTTTTCTATCCTTAGAATAGATAACCTGTACAGCACATTGGCCCATTAATTTTAGATCATAAGATAATTTCCTTACAGTATTTGGTTTCAAAAGAGTAATCATTTTTGCATACTCTTCAGGCTTTTTATTTGCATCAGTAGCATTTAAACCTTTACCATAAATTTGTTGAGAGATCCCATTTATAGCTGCAGAGTTTGTTGGAGATCCATTATATCTTTCTATTAGATATTGAAAATAATTATTATCATCTCCATACTCTACCAATCTTTATTAACTACCTCTTTAATTTGAGGAGCAGTATAACTA